GGTGGACTCCGACATCGTACTTACCAAAGAGGTTGTCAAGATTCTATGGGATACCGCTGACAAGATTGCTCGACCTATCGTAAGCGGTGTGTACTTTATCTCTAAGCAGATGGAGAACTCACTGATGCAACCTATGCCTGCCATCTTTGATGAAGGCAATGGTGAGTATGAGATTAAGTACAAGCATCCACTGCCACGCAATCAAGTAATCAAGGTAGACCATGCAGGGTTGGGCTTAGTACTGATGCACAAGTCTGTTATCAAGGCACTGCATGAAAAGTTTGGTGAGTCTGACTTTGTGTTTGCAGAAAACAACGCAAGCGGTGAACAGTTTATTGGTGAGGACATCGCTTTCTTCCGTAAGGTTAAGGCTGCTGGTGTGCCAGTAGTTGCTAACACTGCTGCATTGGTCAAGCACATGAAACGCTTTTCCTTTGATGATAACTATTACAACCTCTACTGGGCAGCCATTGAAAGCGCAGAAAGGAATCAGCAAAATGCCAACACAGCAAGCGAGTAACAAGCGCAGAGGCGCAGCATTTGAGATTGAACTAGCAGACTGGCTTATGGCACAGGGTTTAAACGCACAGCGTTTGCCTCGTGCTGGGCGCAATGACATCGGTGATGTCTACCTTCCTGCTAACACAGATGGCTATGTTATTGAAGCAAAGGCACCACGCCGTGATGGTCGTATTGATTTGAGCGGATGGTTGCGTGAGGCTGAGATTGAAGCGGAGAACTATCGTGTGCAGAAAAGACTGGTGCTTGCACCATCGCCATTGGTAATTATCAAGGCAAGCAACAAGGGGATTGGAGAGTCGTATGTCGTACAGAGGCTCCGTGATGCACTCCCAAAACTCTAAGCATGACATCGTTAAAGTACTAGAACACTACGGATTTACAGTACCAACTAATCGTGGTGGTTGGGTAACAGTGCGCTGTGCCTTCCACAATGATAAGGTTAAGTCAGCGCGTTTAAACATAGACAACGGTGGTTTCCGCTGCTTTGCATGCGAGATGTCTGGTGATGTCTACTCACTCATTATGAAGAAAGAAGGAGTTACCTATGTCAAGGCTCTCGAAATCGCAGAGGGAATTACTGGCGAAAGCAACAGAGAACTACGAAAGAAACCTAGACGAGGTGGCTCCATATCTGGAGAGTCGCGGTATAACCAAGGAGACAGCACTTATGTTCCGCCTCGGCTTCGTAAAGAATCCTGAGACAGGGCACGAACCATACCAAGGTAAGTTGGCTATCCCATACCTGACACCATCAGGAGTAATTGACATACGCTTCCGCAGTTTAAACGCAGATAGCGGACCGAAGTATCTATCAAGACCTGGTGCAAGCACACACATTTTTAATGTGGCTGCATTGAATACAGACTCTGATGTGCTGGTCATTTGTGAAGGTGAGATTGACACGATGATTGCTACACAAGTGGGCTTTGCTGCGGTTGGTTTGCCTGGTGCTAATAACTGGAAGCCGTTTTATACACGAGTCCTTGCGGACTGGGAAAAGATTATGTTGTTCTGCGATGGTGATAACGCTGGCAAGGAGATGGCTAAGACAATCACTCGTGAACTGGACAATGTGTTCCCAATCTTTATGCCTGAGAACTGTGATGTGAACGATGTGTACCTCGCCGAGGGCGCAGAAGGACTACATAAACGAGCGGGTGTTTAAACAGTGGCTAAGAACTCTAGTTTTGATTTGGACTTTGGGTACGGGAGAAAAGGCGAGCAGTTAGTTGACGAATTATTAACTGGAGGAAGAACAGTAGAAGTTAAGCGTGACCGCAAGTGGTTCAAGACCAACAATTTATACATAGAAACTGAATGTTACTTTGTAAAGACAGAAGCGTGGGCACCAAGTGGATTGGGTGTGACCGAGGCTAGTTACTGGGCATTTGTATTGCAAGAATCTACCTTGATTGTACCCACTGATGTGCTTCGCTACGCAGTTAAAGAGTTTGGTCGTGAGATTAAGTGTGAGATACCCCCGAACCTAAGTAAGGGATACCTCATAACAGTAGATGATTTGATGACAGCGACAAGGAAATACAAAGATGAATGACCAAGAACTAATAGAGGCTATCGAACAGGCTTGCTACTTTATTCCTGCTGAACGCATGCAAGATACTGGTAGTGGCAAGCCTTCTGCTTACATAGATGGCATCACTAATGGTAGGAAACAAGCCATTGAAATTATTAGGAGTCGCAATGGATGAGCAAGACAAGATTTGGGAAACTATCTACGGCACAGCACGACAGGTTGCATCACGCAGTAACCGCATCCATCGTGGACTGGTAACTACTGATGATGTGTACCAACACTTATCTTTGTGGGCGTTGGAACACTGGCACAAGATAGAAGAATGGAACCAACAAGAGTCGTTGAAGTTTAAACTACGCCGTACTTTCTACAATGAAGCACAGAAGTATGTTGCAAAAGAACGCATGCACCACTCACGCACGCCTATGTCTGACAGTTTTTACTACACCCATGAGGTACTGCATGAACTGTTGCGTGATGTATGGAATCATGAAGGGTGGACAGATACAGCAGACCTAAGCAATGAGTATGTGTCTAAGTCAAGCAAGCCAGCAGAAGGTGGTAACCGAATGGCTTTGCTATCTGATGTGGCGGCTGGACTAAAGCGTTTAAACGATGCAGACCAGGCGCTGCTGCGGCTGAGATACGCTGATGGTGGTATGGAGTTTGATGCTTTGGCTGAGGAATACCAAGCAACAGAGGAAGCCATACGCAAGCGTGTCAAGAGGGCGTTGACTAAGTTGCAAGATAGATTAGGTGGTGAAGCACCCGTATGGTACGGGCGTAGGCGCAATCGCACTAACGCAGAAGCACGACAAGAGGTGAGGGAACAAGAATGATTATAGGTTTGAGTGGATACGCACGCAGTGGTAAGGATACAGTTGCTGAACTGTTGTGTTTGAATTATGGATACAAGCGCGTATCATTTGCTGACCCAATGCGTGAGGCACTGTTGCGTTTAAACCCTACTATCAACCATGAACCTCTGGCTCATCTGGTGAATGATTATGGTTGGGATGTAGCCAAGACTAACCCTGAGGTGCGCCGTTTGTTACAAGTGTTTGGCACCGAAGTTGGTAGAGAAATGTTTGGCGAAAACTTCTGGGTTGACTTAGCGTTTAAACAAGTGCAGCAAGAGCGCGTTGTGTTTGCTGATGTTCGCTTTCCTAATGAAGCACAAGCCATCATCAAAAGAGGTGGGCAAGTGTGGCGTGTACAGCGTGAAGGACACAAGCCTGTGAACTTACATGCATCTGAAACTGCAATGGATAACTGGCGCTTTGATGATTTGATTCTTAATCATGGCAACCTTGATGACCTAGCCGATGAAGTCTTTATGTTGGCTAAGCAAAAAGAAATTAACTTGGCATAAAAGAAGAAGCACCGCGAGGGACTGGAACCTCAAGCGGTGCTTCTCTGTTGTAGCCTATCAGACTACGAACGAACTAGCGAATCGGTAAAGTTATTTGGGTCTGTCATTGCCCAACCTAACTTCCTACGAAGCGTTGTTCTAGTATCGGGTGTTGTGCCACCCCATACCCCATACCTTTCATGAGCCAAGCCCCACTCCAAGCAAGCACTGACAATGGGGCAGTCCTTGCATAGATTTTCATAGAACTTTGTCTCAACCTTTGTAAACTGTACAACCTCGGGATAAAACATCTCTGTGTTTAAACCTCGGCATGCACCCTCTGACATAACTTCTCCGTTGTAGTTAAGCCGAAAGTATTTCAACCCATCTATAACTTTTTGTTGCATTATCCTGTGGAACTTAGGCGTGCTGGATAGTTTGGGTACCACCTAGTACCATCCTCTTGAAAGACTAGAAGCATACGCCTTGCAGATATTGCCTCCATATTTTCTTTCAATGTACGCAAGCCCTGCATCCACTTGTAAGTATCCGTCCTCTGTTTGCTTGTGTCCAACCAAGCCCCATGTGACTGGCATTAACTGTGCGATGCCTGCTGCTTTGCTTTCCTTGTTCAATGCTGCTGGTCGCCAGTTGCTCTCTCGTGTCCACAAATCATGCAGGCATGACCACTGTTCAAGCCGTCCATCTTTGGTGAGTTGGTCTATGGCGTAGCGTTGGTAGTCGTTTGTGTAATACGCAACAACTTGACCTGACATCGGTGAGTGTTTAAACGGAATCACTGACTTGGAATCGCGGGGAAATAATGCGATTGCTAATACGAACACGATGACTGTGACCAGCCACAACCTACCGCTAGGCGTTAGTCGGTTCATACTCTGCTTCAATCTTGTTCTTGTCCGCGCATACTTTCTTGATGAACGCGAGGATGTCCTGCGGTATGTCTGTGTCATTGCCTTCTCCATCATCCTTGCCTAGCACAATCATGTTGCCAAGCATCATTGGGTTATTGCCGAACATGAAAGACAACGCGCTCGCCACTGTGTTCAGTGGTAGTCCAAGCAGGATGCCTTCCTCATTTACATAGCCTGTCAGTACTTCATCTCCATAGTAATCGTACATGTGAACAATCTCAATCAACCCATTGACTGCGCCTTGCATGTCTTTGAGTCCATTGAAATCCTTTTCTTCATAGGTTCCATCGGGGTAAAGCACTGCACCTTTGGGCATCTGTCCGTCTCCTTTGATTATGGTTTGCTTTATTTTTATCTGTGTTCTTTTAATAACTACCTTACTTGGAGTCATGTTTAAACTCACGACCGACTTCTAACTCTGCGCCAATCGCGTTAACAGCATCTGATAGAGCCTTAAAAAACTCTACCTTCTTGTCCTCACTGAGGTGTGCCACCATCTCGGATGTAACCTCTGCTTTCCACAGCGTTGTCATGAGTTCAATCCCTTCATCATTTGATTTAGTTCTGCGTAAGATAGTTTATCGTCAATGAATGGCACACTGTCAACAGTTTCTTTCTCTGTTAATCCAGCATGCTCGACCCATGATTTGTATGGGGTGGCACCTTTGTATAGTTTCATAAAGTCAAGGGCTGATAGGTAAAGTTTGTACTCGTTGTTGATAATGAGTGCAACATTCCATGTCTCGTAGTTTGCCCAGCCTTGGTAGGTTTGTTTAGTAGTTGGCATAGCGCACCTCAATCTCGTCAATCCTTGCTTGGATTAGGTCAAGTAAAACACAGTATAATTTTGGGTCATCGAATAAAGGGTTCTCTTGTGCCCTCTTGTACTCCGCCCGCAAAACTTCTAACTCATCCATGTTTAAACACCCTCGCTTTCTAGTTCTTGAATCTGTCGCTTGAGATTAGCGATGCGTTCTGCTTTGGTTGGATGCACCCTGCCACCCATTTCAATGACAAGCGCTCGGTACTTTGCTGTGTACTCATCATGGTACTTGTGGCATAGGTGCTTAACCGCTAGTTGCTGTGCCTTCTGATGTATCCGTACCTTTACAGGGTCTCGTTTTGCCACTGCCATTTACTTGCCCACCTTCTGTGCATCCTTCAAGATTTTAATTGTTCTGCGTAGGTTCTTGTTGTCGTTACTTAATGCATGGTTGCCCACGATAAGAGCGATGAGTGTTCCTACCAATACGAATAGCAGAATCACGATAGCGAATAGGTCTGTTGAAGTTAACATTTGAATCTAGTTTCCAATCTATTTGGTAAGCAAGGTTGCTTACAGAAAGAATCATCTCATACTGTATGCAATGCGTGTCAAGTACATTTGAAAACTTTTTTAAATTATTTTTTTGTTTAAACATAACCGCATCTATCTTTTAGTTTTACCTGCGGTAAAACCTACCTTACCATCCGTGTCAAGTACCACTGTTTAAACATTTAAATAACAGTACACATACTTGGGTGTCAACTCTTGTACTGTTTAAACGCTATGCAATTAGCAATCCCTGGGTGTGAGTGCTAATTGTTTAAACACAACTATAGTTATTTGGGTGTCAACTTTTTATGTGTTAAAACACATAATGCACCCAACGATTTTTGTTGGGCAAAAGAAAAACCCCCGCCAAAGCAGGGGCTTTAGCAGGGGTTTCTTATTCGGCTCGCCTTCCACGAAAAGCCGAAACTTATTTAGAATAGGTGCGAGTCATAGTAACTTGCATGCTCGCTTAACTCATCCTCATACTTTCCGATTGCGTACTTGCGCCAGTCGTGACTGATTGCTGAGCGGTAAGGCTTGAACTTCTGATGCTCAATAATCTTTCCGTTCTTAACCTTGAAGTACTCGCCTTCCTCTGCTGAGTATGACCAGTCAAGGTCTGAGCCAAGCATGATGCCTGCGTTCTCGATTGTCTCCTCTGTTGAACCATAAACCAGCGAACCAGTAAGGGTCTGACCTATCCACAGTGGGCTGTTGGATACACGAGCAAGGTGCAAGGTGTCGCCTTGGTCTTGGGTAATCCAAGCCAGTGCAGCACTACCTTGGATGCGTGTCAGTACCTCGGCAGGATGTTGACCTTTAGTAAAGGCAAGCAATGCAGCGACAGCCTCTGAATCTACTTGACCGATGCGGTCAACCTTGAGTTGTTTAAACAGTTGGTCATCGTTGCTGATGTGTCCGTTGTGAGTGAGTACGATTTTGCCACGAGGAATTGGGTGGTTGTTGTCGTTAATGGTTGGCGAACCCTGAGTTGCCCAGCGTGTATGCAAGATTGCAGTTGTTGCATCCTTGCACACATTCTGACCAGCCTTGGTTGCGATGAACTTAGAGGCTGAGATTGGTGCCTTAGTAATGGCACGCTTTCCCTCCTTGTTAATCCATGCCACACCAGTGGCGTGATAGCCACGATGTTCGATGTCGAGAAGCATCTGCGATGCTAACTCTGTTGTATTGACATGATGCTTTGGGTTAAGGCAGAAGCCTGCGATTCCACACATTTATTTATTCTCCAGTCTGTTAGGTGTTGATGTTCTGATTGTATCACGATTGGTGCGCGTTCCAATAACCTTGTTTAAACAGTCACTTGCAACGAGGTAATCTGCATCTGATTTGGAGTAAACCCCAGCGAACTTGCGCCCGCTTGGGTCTACACCTTCCACGATGTATAACAATTCGTTACTCATTGCTATCTGTTGCCAGTAGGTAGAAGTAGTAAACGATTCCAGCGATTGTCATGAACAGAAGCGCACGACCATCTGTGAAGAATGATAAGTCCATGTTTAAACACCCACTGTTCTTAGTAGTTGCAGGATTACAGCATCCTGTGCATCCAGCACTTTATTGTGATGAGTACGGCATAGGTGTACCTCGCCTCCGAATGGGTGAGCAATGGTGTAATCCCTTGTGTCGTTACAGTTTTGAGCATCGCACTTCATGTTTAAACACGCTCCTTCGTAGTCTCGCCACACTCTTGGCATGACCAGTAGATTCCGTCTTGGCTTGATGAATAGTCAACGCTTGCGCCACAGTCTTTGCATCTCATGTTTAAACACGCTCCTTGTAGCACTTGTCGCACACTTGGTAATCGGTTAGTTCATTCTGTGAGTTTACATCTTGGTATTGCTTTGTCGCTGGCTTGTTACACCATGCACACAACCCAACACGAGTTCCCCACTGCTTTTCAATCGTAATCATGATTCCAGTCCTATCTGTTTAAACAGTGCGAGACTTTCTCGCATCTGCTTGTGCCTGCCGAGGGTAACGCTCCCTCGCTTGCCCACTTGGGGCAGGCTGTCGGCTTACGCCTGACCTTGTAGACTCAAGGCGCGTTGCTTGAGGTATTCCGCTGTTCGTACATCGAGGTTGTCCTGTGCGATTTCATCGAGCAGGGTTTGGATGTTGTTTAAACGGATGTCTGTTCGTGAGTAGGTTGCTCCGAGCAGATTGTTGCCCTTGCTGTAATCAATGAGTCCTGCAATGAACTCTGCCCAAGCAACAGCCTTGCGACCATTCAAGGTGCCTTGGTGTAGGCGAACCTCGATTGTGCCATGGCGGTCAAAAGATTCGAGGTTGAGAGACACATAGCGGTCACCGATTCCGATTCTGCCTGAGCGAATTTGCTCGGCTGTGCGGTGAGCCTCCTCGATTGTGCGGACCTTGCAGAAACGATTGTTTAAACGGCTTGGGGCAACCAAGGTGCCGATTGTCTCGTGTGCTGTGTGCCAGTTGATGTAAAAATTGGCAAGCGCGTTGAACCTATCGTTGAGCGTATCGCCAAAACTGTCGAAACCGATATGGACATGGTAACCAGTTGAGCGGTCAACCCTTGCGCCTGCATTTAACAACAAGCGTGCAACAGTTGATGCCTCGTTTAAACGGGCATCGTTGAGGATTGGAGAAACTACCTCCGCGCCTTGGATTGAGCCGTCATAAACAGCCGTCCACTCGGTTGAGAGGACATGCTGATTGCGAGGGGCGAGACAGTTGATTCCGCCCTGAGTCAAAACAGTTGAGGCGGTGGATGGGGAGATTCCGTTGACCTCGAACTCGAGTCCGTATGTGAAAGTAGACATGGTTTAAGCCTCCACTAGAGATTGGTTGCATGCAGGGCAGATTGGGGAGCCAAGATTCACGAGAGTTGAGCGAGAAACTCGGGCAATGTAGTTGTCGTTTAAACAGGCAACCTTGATGAGGCGAGTTGATTGTTTTGGAGCCTCGGTCAATTCGATTTTGGCGTGAGGGTATGCACCAAGGCGAGCCAAAATTGGCTCAACCCATGAGGGCAAGGACTCGAGAGGCTTAGCAACCGAGGCAGAGGCTCCGCGCCAGTTTCCAGCCTGAGCAACCTTGAGCAGGGGCAGAATTAGACGGGCAACAGTCTCGGCATCGTCCACAGTTGGAGCCACAAAAATCTCGGCTGTGAAATCGGCTGAGGCTGTTGGAGGCACGATTGAGGCTGAAACAGCCTTGCGCCCTGATTTTGGAGGAAAGCCACAGGAAAGGCGAATTGCAGATTCCTCATCGCCTCCGTTTTGGATAGTTGAGGCAAGGTGAGGGCGTACAGCAATGGCAAGGCTTGCCAGCCACTGTTCGCGGTTAAGTACAGGCATTTGGTGCATCCAGTCTGTCGGGGGTTTTGCCGACATGGAGAAATTTAGGGCATCGGTTTAAACACTGTCAACAGATAACGGCAAAAAATATAAAACCGCAGGTCGCTACGCATAAAACTTTTTTGCGACACGAGGCTTTTGGGGTGGATTTTGTGGCACAAAACAGCCGACAGCGAACAGCAAAAGTTTAAACAGTCGTAAGTTACCGATGAGTAACAAGGCTAAAGTCAGTGCTATACACTGATAATTCGTTTCTTACTGTATCGGCGTAACTCTAAAGTGTCGTTAAACAACTGACTTTAGCGATTTACTGGCGAGTAACTTATGGCGGTTGTTGAACTTTCAACTACTTGCGCTGTGCCTGCATGCTGGGGGGGAGCGCGATACTGTGAAACAGCGCGAGCCTATACACAGTCAGCGCCAGCCCAAGCCCTAGCCCTGCCCTGTCCTAGCCAAGCCTGCATGCATAGCCTTGCAAGCAGGTGCTTAACTGTTTAAACAGCAAGCATTGCAGGTGGGTGAGTCATCACCCCAGGGTTATTAAACTGCTGGTATCGGTATCGGTATATCTCTACCTACATAAATTTGATAGTGGTGGGGGTCTGAGCAGGACTTTTACCCATAAGCAACAGTGTGATGTAAATCACACGCTATAAAGTGTCCAATAGTGTCCTTCTGGACACCTATAGTATAGTGAGAGGCGAAAATATCGAAGCCTCTCTGCTAAGCAACAGCGCCCTCTAGGGGCGCACCCTAAATGAAGCCCTAACCTTCGGCTTCGTTTAGACTTCGCCTTCGGTTAGAGTTTGCCCCAAAACTCACCACAAATGGTTTTGGAGCATGCTATGGAAAGAAAGAGAACAACCTCTGCTTCGCATAAAAGCGATGCTATTAAAAAGCAAGTCATTGACTTCCTAATGCAGGGGTACTCTGTCCAAAAGGCGATGGATGCCGTAGGTCGAAGTGTTAAGACCTATGAGTATTACCGAAAGACCGATGAACAATTTGCCTTAGCCATTGACAAGATTCGCTCAATGACAGCACGGGGTGAGGTCGGCTCTCCACGAGGGGAAGTACCACCCTTCCCAGAGTTTTCAGAAAAATTTTTAGGGGTCCAAGTATTCCCCCATCAAAAGCACTGGATTGATTTACTAGAGGGTCGAGAGCCTGAGGATATTCATCCTGCCATCTCCTATGAACCTGGGTCATCAGACTTAATCATAGTCAACACCCCACCAGAACACGCTAAGTCTACGACCATTACAGTCAACTATGCGGTATATCGGATTTGCCAGAACCCTAATATCAGAATCATGATTGTGTCCAAGACACAGGCTATGGCACAGAAATTCCTGCTTTCTATCAAGAATCGCCTAACCCATCCTCGTTATCAGGATTTACAACTAACCTTTGGTCCGCCAGGGGGATATGAAAAAAATTCCGATTCGTGGAAGCAGGACCTAATTTACCTATCCTCCGAGTCTCGTGACTCTGGAGAAAAGGACCCTACAGTTCAGGCTGTGGGTATTCGTGGTCATATCTATGGTGCCCGTGCTGACTTAATCATCATGGACGACTGTGTTGACCACACCAACGCCCATGAGTATGAAAAGCAGATTGACTGGATTCAATCCGAAGTTATGTCTCGTATTGACAATGACGGCGGACGGCTACTGGTTGTAGGTACTCGACTACGCCCACGAGATTTATATTCCGAATTGCGTGACCCTATGCGCTATCCAGACGAGACATCCCCTTGGACATACTTTGCCCAACCTGCCGTATTGGAGTTCGCAGATGACTCGAAGGACTGGGTTACGCTCTGGGCTAAGACCAACATGCCTCCCGTATCTGGCAATGGTGTACCTGATGAGGACGGACTCTACGACAAGTGGACAGGTCCAGCACTGCATAAGAAGCGAAGCCGTATGTCCCCGAACTTGTGGGCGATGGTCTACCAACAGCAACAGGTTCACGAAGATTCTGCTTTCCCATCAGATGCTATCAAAGGCGTTATTAACGGCGCTCGCAATATTGGGATTATCCCGAAGGGTAAGCATGGCGTTCGACCTAATGGTATGGACGGGCTTATTGTGGTTGCTGGTCTTGACCCCGCTGGCTCTGGTTATACCGCCGCTGTGGTTCTTGGCTTGGATGTTTCTACGCAGAAGCGTTACTTGCTGGATGTCTCCAATGTTGCGGGGATGAAACCAGATGAGATTCGTGGCTTAATCAAAGACTGGACTGAACGCTACAGAGTTACTGAGTGGCGTGTTGAGAAGAACGCATTTCAGACAATGCTTACGCAGGATAGAGAAGTCCGTGAGTTCTTAACTCGCAGTGGTTCTATGTTGCGCGAACACCATACTGGTCAGAACAAGTGGGACTCAGACTTTGGTGTGGCATCTCTAACAACTTTGTTTTATGGATGGGATGAAGGCAATGCTCTTATTGAGTTCCCTTCAACACATTCTTCTGAGGGTCTTAAGGCTCTCATTGAACAACTTGTGACATGGTATCCAGATTCACCTAAGTCACAAAAGACAGATACAGTCATGGCGTTCTGGTTTGCAGAACTTGGATGTCGTGACCGCTTGGCAAGTGCAACTAACTTTTCTAAGAATCACAACAGAATGGGCATGTTTCATACGCCGTATGACCGCTCAAAACAATACACCGTCAATCTTGACGAACTATACGCATAGAACAGGAGGCGAATGTGGCTCTATCTTTAGATGATATTAAAGATAACTATGACCGCTACCGCCAGCAATTCGCCGAGCGAGACAGCCGCATGGAAGCAGTGCTGCTTGTCCGCAAGGGTCGCATGCGTGATGTTTACCCAGACCTTTTCCCCGATGGTCCTTTTGAAAATCCTATCGTGGCAAATATGGTGGACATCGCAGCACGCGACTTGTCAGAAGTAATTGCTCCGCTACCAGCATTTAACTGCAACTCACCTACCATGGTGTCAGAGGCTGCTCGTAAGAAGGCAGACAAGCGTGAAGAAATTGTTAACTCTTATGTTGACTTCTCTGACTTGCAGACACAAATGTTTACAGCAGCAGACCGCTATGTATCTTATGGCTTTGTTCCTGCACAAGTAGAGTTCGACATGGAAGCGCAGATGCCTCGCATCCGTTTCTTAGAAGCAGTTGGTTCTTACCCAATCATTGACCGCTTTGGAAATGTTAACGCACTTTACCAGCGCACAATGAAGCCAGTATCTGAACTTATGGCTTTGTACCCAGAGTATGCACACATCTTGTACGACAAGGATGAGCACAACTCAATGACATCTTTGTTGGAAGTTGTGCGTTATCACGACAAAGACCAGGATGTTTTATTTGTACCAACACGCAATAACCTTGTTATTGACCGTGCTAAAAACCCTATTGGCGAATGTATGGTCCGCGTTGTTATGCGCCCATCACTTGACTCACAGGCTCGTGGTCAATTTGATGATGTATTGCCAATCCAAGTAGCAAAGGCACGCTATGCACTTCTCTCACTTGAAGCAGCAACTAAAGCAGTTCAAGCACCCATGGTCGCACCAAGAGATGTCAGTGATATTGCTCTTGGACCAGATGCTATTATTCGTACAGAACGACCTCAAGATGTCCGAAGAATTCCACTGGAGATACCAGCAGGTGCTTTTGCACAGCAGCAGGTTCTTGAAGGAGAGTTGCGTTTAGGCTCTCGTTATCCTGAATCTCGTACAGGTAACATTGATGCTTCAATCGTTACAGGTCGTGGTGTTCAAGCCCTTATGGGTGGATTCGATACACAGATTAAAACAGCACACGCAATGTTTGCTCGTGCATTTGTCGAATTGATGAGCCTTGCTCTCAAAGTTGACGAAATGGTATTTGCCGATGTTGAGAAGAACCTACGCGGTACACGCAATGGAACTCCATACAACATCAAGTACAAGCCAAAGAAGGACATTGATGGTGATTACACCGTAGATGTTCAATATGGTTTGATGGCAGGACTTGACCCTAACCGCGCATTGGTATTTGGTCTACAGGCTCGCGGAGATAAGTTGATTTCACGCGACTTCCTACGCCGTCAGATGCCTTTCTCTTTCAATGCAACACAAGAAGAAGAAAAGGTTGACACCGAAGAACTGCGCGATGCAATGAAGCAAGCGATTGCTTCTTATGCTCAGGCTATTCCAGCCCTTGCTTCTCAAGGTCAAGACCCATCTGACATTCTTTACAAACTTTCATCCGTTATCAATGCACGCCAGAAGGGAACCTCTATTGAGGTTGCGGTTTCTGATGCGTTTAAACCACAGAATCCCCCACCTGGTGCGATGACCCCTGAGGGTATCGTAAGTCCTGACATGATTGGGCAGCCAGGCGCGGTCCCACCAGGTGAGGGCGAACTTCCACTAGGCATGTCTGCAACTGGTCGTATGCAAGGTGTAGCACCAGGACAGATTGCTCCAGGCGGTCGTCCAGATGTTCAATCTCTTTTAGCAGGATTAACAGCGAGAGGCGAACCTAATCTACAGGCTTCTCTCCAAAGACGAGTACCAGTATAAAGGGGGTGAAAAATGAAGAAAGCGACAGCAAAGAAAGCAACAGGAAAGAAGCCAGCGAACCAAGGTTCAGCAGGTAAGCCTAACTACCAGAAGCCTATGAAGTCATCTGTTAAGAAGATGTCTAATAAGTCAGGTATGTTGTACACAACAAAGCAGCCAGGTGGCACACGCGGTAAGTAATTCTTAATCCTGAGCATGATTTAAAACTGCTCAACTAATTTTAAAAGACTGAACTTAATTGTGAGGGAACTATGGCACTGCCAAAAGATAAGAACTTTCAGGTGTCCGCAACAGGCGGAGCGGGAACTAATGGTCAACCAGCACGCTATGCAGCAGGCATAGACGGCGCACAGGATTTTTATGACCTACAGACTGCAGCACAAATGAGTGGCTCAAACCCAGCGTTCTCTGCAGTTCCTTCCCCATCAGGACAACGCCCATTCCGAGGCGACAGCGCAGCACCACTTGTTCGACTAGATGCTCCAACTCAACGCCCTGAGGAAGATGTCCGCACTGGTGCAACCATTGCTCCAAACACAATGTATGCAACAGATGGAATGGCAAACTCAGAAGATGCAGACCGCATGCGTGCAGCACTTCCATATCTTTCAACACTTGCAGAGTTGCCACAGACATCAAATAATTTCCGCAACTATGTACGATACTTAAAGAGTGTACTTTGAGTTTTTCCGAGACACTTGGCAGTTTTGCCAAAAAACTTCAAGGTAACGGATTTGCCAACGATATAGGCTTACCGACTTTATTATACGACCTTGCTTCTGTGTCATCTAATGACAAAAGTTGGGTGGGCGATGCATTTAATTTTGCTGGCAATGCGTTTAGAACATCAGTATCAACAGTATCTTTTCCAATTCGCAAAACAGCAGGTTTTGTAATTCAAAAAGGTTTACTTCCAGCAGCACAAATATCTTACGAAACTGGTGGTCGTTACCTTCGTGAGCCATTATCAGCAGGATTAACAACACTTGCAACTGGTGATGCAAAGAAGTCATGGGAAAATCGTGATGAGATTTCTCCAGGTCAAGCACTTGCTTATTTACAGTCAAAGTTTCCTATAAGTGGAAATATGGTCATGGGGTTTGATGAAGATTTTGACATCTTTAACCCTAATGACCGACAAGATTTTTATACAGACTTTACATTAAATAAACTTAGTGGTGCTTACGATACATTTTTTACAACAGTAACTGACCCACTAGGCAAGATTGGTAAAGCAGCAGGTCTTGCAAAGAAGGCTTTTGTTACTCGTCCACTTGGCGCTGTTGATGCTAACGCACAATCTTTGGCTCGTGATTTCTTTATGCCAAAGAGTATCCGCAAGACAACAATTATTTCTCCTAAGACTCTTGCAGATAATATTAACGCAGGGCGTGAAGAAGGCGGAGAACTTTACAATACGCTTTCATGGATGGCTAAAAGCGACCAAGTTGCAATACGCAGTCACCCAGTAATTGAAGCATCTAACGATGCAGATACATTGTCATACCTTCTTGGTGAGGCAAAGACTGTAGATGATGTTGCAGATGTTCTTATGGCTACAGCACTTAAAGACAAAGGTGCAATGAAAAACCTTGTTGATAAGCGTTTAGATTTTAAGTTTGTTATGGATAAAATTAGAGACACATCCACAACAGAAATAAACATGTTGAACAATGTTCCTACTAACGGCATTGTTGACGACATCAATAAGTTAGATGCTGCAGATGCTTTTCTTAAAGTACTTGATGAAAATGAAGTTTATTATCAGTACCTAACGACACTTAACGCAAAAGGTGCAGACTTAACTAAGCGTACATTTGGTGCTTCACCATTTGAGAAGATGGCTATTAACCGCGCTGAGCGCCGTGCTGGTCGTGTTCGTGGTAAAGCAGATGATGTAGATACTCCAACAAACTTCCCTACAGTAGGTTACTTTCAACCAACAAAGTACCACCCGCTTGTTGCGGTTGTTAACTTTGGTCTAACAAAGGTAGGCGATGCTTTCCAAGAAAAGCCAGCAGGATATATTAACCTTAACGATTCTGATTCGTATAACGAAATTGCGGCATTTGGCGGGCTTCTTCGCCGCATTGTTGGAGAAGAATCAAACCCAATTATCGAAAGACATTTAAACGACTACATCCAATCAGGTGGTACTCCTGAACTTCGTGCTCGTGTAGTTGAGTCATTTGAAGATTTAGCAATCACTTCTATTAACCGCAAACTTGGTATCTCTGATGAAGCAGGTGCACAGATTTGGGGCGCATACAAGTCTCGCCGTGAAACTGCACGCTCTATGATTCGTGACCGCAAGTTCTTGATGACTGATGACGATGTTATTCTTAAGGTTCCTTACCTAGAGCGCCAAGGTGCCAACGCATTACCAATGGTTGACCTTGAAAACTACGAGCGCGTTCTTACAAAGAACAAGGGTTTGTTGACTGCTCTTGAAGGTGGCTTCAATGTAGTAGACCCAGATTCATGGCGCTACACCACAGGTATTTTAAATGATATGTGGAAGGCTTCTGTTCTTCTTCGCCTTGGTTACACAGTAAGAAATGTGTCAGAAGGTGCAATGTCTATCATGGCTAAGGGCTACGGCTTGATGGCTCTAGGTGACTTAAATCGTGAAGGTTTTGATGCATGGTACACAAACCGCATCCGCGACATTGAGCGCATTACAGACCGCCGCATGGTAGCGCAAGGATTGCGTGAAAACTCTGTAGAGATGCGCCGTGCGTTTGCTGAGAAGCAGTATGAATTTATGGCTGCTGACCGCATGTACAACCAACTACTTGCGTATCTTCCAGCAGCAGAGCGTGCTTACCTCAATGGTAAGTTAGACGAGGGACAACTCAGAGAAATTATTGATGTGTTCCAGTATTCAACTGGTGAGTACCTATACCACGGAACACCTACTCCTATAAATGGGTTTGATAACACTCGTCCATTAGCGATGAGTTTATCTCAAGATATTGCTAATCGTTATGCCGATGCTGCTATGCCACAGATTTCAGCCTCTGAAATTTACAAGCGCAAAACTGGTCGCGCATACACAATGCCAAAGAACCTTCGTACTCGTGAAGGTGAACTTGTCAAAGAAGGTAAAGCAAAAAAGCCGTCACTTTCTATGCAAACC